AGCTTCGCGCCTATCCTCAATATAACTTTAATCAAATCACATACCAGCTCACCAACCCAGAGATTGATGATGGTGATCGAGACTCGCTGATCAATGTCTTTATGGGAATGCCGGTGGCCATTGCTGATTTGCCACTCAACATGGCATCCGGCACATATTTAGGCTTCGTCGAAGGCTGGACATTCCAAGCCGCCTACAACCAAATCAGCGTCTCGCTCAATCTTTCGCCATTGGCATTCTCGCTTCAAGCCATGAGGTGGAACGACGTGCCGATTGTAGAAACATGGAATTCAATCATACCGACGCTAGACTGGGAACACGCGACGCAGGTCGCATAAGGAGAAAACATGAGCAATCCGACAAGCAACTTTGGCTGGCAAATGCCTACATCAACTGATTTGGTCACCGATTTGCCTGCGGACTTCGAAGTCTTTGGCCAAGCCGTAGACACAGATTTTATTGATCTGCTCGGTGGAACAACTGGTCAAGTGTTATCGAAAACATCAAATACCAATATGGCTTTTACTTGGCTAGATCCAGACATTATCCCATCGACTTATAGCGCAAAGACTGCCGCTTACACATTCGTCTCAGGAGATGAAGGCAATATCTTCTCGATGAATAACGCGGCAACGCAACAATTTAATATACCAACCGATGCAACATTTAACTTTGCAATAGGTACAGAAATCAACGTCTTCTGGATTACTGGAGTTGGCCAACCAACAATCGGCGCAGTGACTCCAGGAACAACAACAGTAATCTCAACAGGTGCCACAAGTGCAACTCCTAAACTTCGCGCCGCAAACTCAGGAGCAACTTGTAAAAAACTAGCTGCTAACTCTTGGATTATTTTTGGAGATTTAGCCTAATGACTCCAATGCTTGGAATTATGTCCAGCAGTGGAACGCCGCGAACCTTTAGCGTAAACTATTTAGTTGTTGCAGGTGGTGGCGCTGGTGGTGGACTTGGAACCAATTCGGACGCAACAGGCGGTGGTGGCGCTGGTGGCCTTCGATGTACGGTTGCGCCAACAGGCGGCGGTGGCTCGGCCGAAACTGCGCTAGCTCTTTCGTTAGCCACTAACTACACAGTAACAGTTGGAGCAGGTGGAGCAGGTGGAACGACAACAGGTGCAAGCGGTGCTAATAGTGTATTTAGCACTATAACAAGTACGGCAGGCGGTGGCGGTGGTGGATATTTAACCGCTGGTCTTAATGGTGGATCTGGTGGAGGCGGTGGACAAAACGGCGCTAACGGTACTGGTACTGCTAATCAAGGTTTCGCAGGCGCATCGGGTGCCGGTGGTAATTACGGCGGTGGTGGTGGTGCTGCTGCTGTTGGTGCGGTGACTGCTTTTAATGGCGTAGATAAAGGGGGCGCAGGTGTTACTAACTCAATTAGTGGAACATCAACAACATATGCCGGTGGTGGCAATCCGGGCGGCTCGGCTGGCAATACTTTCGGCGGTGGTAATGGCGATTTTGGATTATCGTCAAACAACGCGACAGCTGGCACAGCCAATAAAGGCGGTGGTGGTGGTGGAAAGTGGAACAACAACGGCGCATCAGTCTCTGGTGCCAATGGTGGCAGCGGTGTCGTAGTGCTTAAATATCCTGACACACGCACTATAACAATCGGCGCAGGATTAACAGGCATAACGGCAGCACCTAGCGGTGGATTTATAGTTTCAACAATCACTGCTGGCACTGGAAATGTGTCGTGGGCATAATGGCACACTACGCATTTATTACAGATGGCATAGTCACAGAAGTTATTACTGGCATTGATGAAAGCGAAACCATAGAAGGCCTAGACACAGAAAATTGGTATGGCAATTTCAGAGGCCAACTCTGCAAGCGCACAAGTTTTAACAATAAAATTAGATTTAATTATGCAGGTATTGGCTATACATACGATGAAGGCAGAGATGCTTTTATAGAACCTAAACTTAACTGTCACGATGAAGAAGTATTAGATGAAGCTACTTGCAAATGGAGTTGTGCTAATGCAGAACACTTTATCGAATTATCCTGAAGGCACAGCCGCGCGGATTATTGCAGTTGCACTAGGCGAAGTTGGCACAGTAGAGACTGGCGATAATCTGACCAAGTACGGCAAGTTTACAAAGGCTGATGGTTTGCCGTGGTGCGGATCATTCTGCAACTGGGTATTTGACCAAGCTGGTGTCAAGATTCCATCGATGGTTTCAACGGCTGCCGGTGCTCATAAGATGAAAGAGCTTGGACGATTCTTTGATAATGCGCCACAGCTTGGCGACTTATGCTTCATGGACTTCCCACACGATGGCATCGATCGAATCTCTCACATCGGCATCGTGGTCAAGGTTGGCCAGAGCTCGGTGCTCTGCATTGAAGGCAACACGTCCGGCGACGGAGATCAGCGAAATGGCGGCATGGTTATGCTCAAGCGTCGCTACATTGGCAATGAGATTGTGGGTTTCGCTCGCGCTCGGCTGGTCACTTATGCAGGAGAATATCCAGTGGTCGAGCCACTTCCTATGGCAAAGCCGAAAAAGGAGAAAAAGAAATGACACAATTCAAAGCAATAGCGGCATCATGGGTCAGAAGCTCAGTTGCAGGAGCTCTAGCCGTCTATCTAACAGGCAACACAAATCCAAGAGATTTAGCGATGGGGCTAGTAGCTGGCATTGTTCCAGTATTAGCAAGATGGGCTAATCCGAACGACATGTCTTTCGGTCGCCAGAAGTGAGTGTAGGCGAATGGACGGCGGTGGGTGGGCTTGTTATTGCGGTGCTCACTGCCATCTATTCGTCGATGCGATTTATGGTGAAGTCGATCATGCGAGAGCTGACTCCCAATGGTGGCAATTCTCTTAAAGATCAAGTCTCGCGAATTGAGGCACGTCTAGACACGTTGATTCTGGAATTGGCACTCAAGAAATAGACACGCCGAGGCGCATTCTTGCCAATGTCAGCCATCGATGTCACTCTTGTTCTGGGAGCACAGACAAGGCTCTCACGGGAGCAATAAAATGAATGAAATATCAATCATCATAATGATGGCAATTGCCGCATTCTTATGGGCAGTGGCCGCGTACACAGTAGGAGTCAAGGAAGGCGAGCGCAGAGGATATGCCAGAGGCCGCGCAGTTGGCCGTCACGCAGTCTCGAAGGAAGTGACTCGATGAGCTTCTTGGACAATTACGAGGATGTTGCAGCTCGCATCCAACGATTCTGGAAAGCACACCCATCAGGCAAGATTCACACAGCTATCATCGATGTTGATCTAAAGGCTGGCTACATCTTGGTCGAATGCCGGGTCTATCGAGAGTTTGAAGATATTGATCCATCTGGCATTGATTACGCCTTTGGCAACGTGGCAACCTATAACGTCCAGATGAAAAAGTGGTTCGTTGAAGACACAGTCACATCGGCTATTGGCCGGGCAATTGGTTTAGTGCTTGGATCTGATAAGAGGCCAACGGCTCAAAATATGGCTCAAGTTGAACGAGTCGATGCTTCAATCGTTAAGTCATCGGCCAATGACGTCGATTTATGGCAGACACACTTTGGTCAAATTCCATCGTATAAGAGCCAAGAAGAAGTCGATGCCGCTGGCGAAACGGGCTTGGCTGGGGCAATAGCGGCCGTCACAGCCGCGATTGGTACCGATACACTCAAAGAGGCTCCACTATGCCCACATGGCCATCGTATCTGGCGTGAAGGCGTATCGGCTAAGACTGGCAAAGCGTGGGCGAATTACTCATGCGTTGAGCGAAAGCCTAATCAATGCGAGCCGGTTTGGTATGTCATGGGGTCATCTGGCAAATGGTCGCCACAACTATGAGCGATTACATCGAGATTATCAGCCGTCAAACGATGACAGCCAAGATTCTCAAAAACATGGAAGTTGTCGAAGAATACAAGCTGGAGCAGTGCGACAAATGCTCACAGCTCAAACGACTTGATCCATTTGGCTATCAAAAAGGCTATGACAATCTAGAAAACATCATTTGGTTCTGCGTGGACTGCCGATGATTAGCAGAGACGAAGAAATCAAATGCTTATTGGCAGCCATTACACATTGTAAAGATGGCACACCAGATCACACAACGCGCATTGTGCGAGACATTTCGTGGATTGATTGGGTAGCACAAATGGCCAATGCTATGGCGGCTGAATGGGTGGTGGCCAAGCATCTAGATTATGACTATCAGCCGGGCATTACATGGGATAAATCAAGAGCCGATGTTGGTGAGCACATCGAGGTCAAATGGTCGGTCAATCCATCGTCTGCTCTCTGGATTCAAGAGTCTGATCGACATGATCGAGACATTGCAATTCTGGTCACTGGTCAATTGCCAAAGATGCAGATTGTCGGCTGGATGCCGGTATCAATTGCCAAGCGAGCAAGGTATCGAAGCACGCATCAAAACAATTGGAACGTGCCACAAAGCAACTTGCAACCCATTGAGACGCTAATTAAGAGCAATTATGCGCACTCTCCAATTTGATTGCTCCATTTGCGCCAAGCTCTATGGAGATGGGCGCAAGTTACACGGGCTGACCAAAGGAGCCGAATTAACACTCAATGAGTGGTTTGCTCAATGCTCTGGGTGCGGTGCATTTAGCATCAAGATCATTGATGATGAAATGGTGGCTGGCCTTGAGTGATCGCCTAGATTTGGACTTCGGCCATAATGAAATAGATCATGGCACATCTGATGATTATTACACGCCGCCATTTATCTTCGAAGCTTTAAAGCTGAGATATGACAT